AAGCCCTGTCTTATGATTCCCTTCTGGAACAGCAGGCACGCCGGGAATGGAACCTCGTGAAAAAAGCCTCTTATGCCGCCGTTCCTCGCTGGGTCTCCACTCTGGTCAACATGCAAACCGTCGGCAGCTACAAGTATCAGACCCCTAATGCTTCCGTCCAGCAGGGAGTGATTCTCAACAACGACCTGTATGATCATCTTGTCCAGATGACACCGGCTTCCGGAGTGTCCCTGCTGGGGCTGGGAACCCCGCCCTGGCGGTTCAGCGAGTTATTGGGGGACTACCGCAGCGCCGAGTTCGCGGCGGCCTCTGCCTGGGGTATTTCAGGCGGGAATGATGTTTCTCTCATGTTGGGGAGTCCCACGCAGGGTTACAGCGCCACCACTGACGTCTCCGCCCCCTGTTACGCCCACCCTATTCATTGGGTGAACTACGACAAGGACGGGATGGATTACAGGTATCCGTTGCTTAACACGGTGAATCAGTACTCCGGTCGGGACATGGCGCCCGCCTGGCAGGTGACCACTTACGGCAGGTCTTATCTGGGCAGCACGGCGTCCTGCCTGATTCGCGGCACGGACTACGGGGGCGACGTAGGCGACCAGCAGTATATATGGGGGCTGGTTCCCGGAATGACGTATCTTGCCGTGGCCATGGCACCCCGGCAACCGGGGGATCATAAGAACGAGCAGAACAGATGGGCCTTGTTTGTGGACGGCAACTATGTGATGCCGATGACGTCCCTGTTTTGCGGAACCGGCCATACGGCCTGCGTCACAGCGACGGTAAAAGCCCATGAAGTGGGCCGCACGTTGAGAACGGGGCTGCGTATGGCCGGGATGCGGGTGGACACGGGCCAGCTGCCCGGCAGCGCGGCGGCCAGGGAGATTCTGGGGGCCGTGGTGATGGATGGAGCAACGGTAAAGCCCGTGCCGGAGGTGGAGGCTTCCGCGCTGGAAGTACCGGCGGAAGGGGGAGAGGTGAGGCTGACGGCCTCATCCGCTCTGTCCGAGGCCATCTACGTTTTGAACGATACGATGAACGGGCATGACCTGGCGGCCGTGTGGTGTTCGCAGGACTCGGAGGAAATACCGGCCGGAAGCGGCCAGGTTACCTTGACGCTGGCGGCTAATACGACAGGGCAGCCCCGGCAGGTGTGGGCGTTTGTAGGGCATCATTACGCACAGGCCGCCGTTATTAAAATCAACCAGTTAGCATAATCATACCATGAGAGAGATACAGATACAGTTTCCCCGTCCCGGCAAGTGGGATGAGTTCACATTGACGGCCATTTATCCGGATGACGAAGGTTATTCCCGGGCGACCAGCTATATTGCGGCGGAGATTCCGGCGAACCAGACCCCGGCCATGCAGTCCGTGGTGTCCGCGCTGGTGGGATTGTCGGAACCGTGGCAGGCGACCCAGGTTTGGGGAAGTCTGACGGAGTTCTACGCCCCGGAAATGGATGATGCCCTGTTCACGGTGGAAGCTGTGGAATTGACAGTCGAGGTCATCAATTCCCAAGGCGGACGGAGGGTATTCACGTCCCGTGATTATCCGGCGTTTATCATTACCGACCCCGCAGCTGTGGCGTTTTTCAAGCATTTCACTAAATCCTGATTATGGCCTATGACTCCACAGACACGGTGATTTACCGTCCGAACGGTCTGGATGCGGTTACTCTCTGCAACCAAGGGGATCTTATGGCGGCTCCGGTGGATGTCACGGGCTCCGTCCAGGTGCAGAGGGACGGCGTGCTGGGCAGTTCCTGGATGCTTCAGCGGGCGCGGGGCAATGCCCTGATGCAGATGTCTTTCACGGTGGTTCATCCGTTCCCGACAGCGGCGGCGGCCCGCGCCTGGGGCCTGGATGTCCAGGAGTTGCTCACGTTGCACCCGCTGGGGCGCATCACCTGGCTGACCTGCTTTTTCCAGGGCCGTCCCCAGCGAGTAAGAGAGTACGCCGCGACCGTGGAGCCTCCCCGCCCATACCCCCTGACCAGTGAACACTGGTACGGAGTGGATTTGCGCGGGGCAGCCTGGCAGGCGGTAGAATTCAAATTTGCCCTGACCGGAGCCATTGACTGATGATGAACAACAATATTGATATATCCCTGACGCTTGGCACCCGGGCGGACATGAGCGGGATTAACCAGGTGCGCAAGGGGGTGGACGACCTTTCCACGGCGGCCAGGGAGCTGCCAAAGAATCTCATTTCCGGAGGGGTAGGGGCCGTGGCAGACGCCAGGGCGTTCTCCCGGGCTTTCACCCCCGGCAAGATGACCGTACAGGTGGAGGGCCTGGATCGTCTGTCCGGGACGATTGCCCGGGCGGAAGGAGTGGCAGCCAGCGGCCTGTCCTCCCAGGGGCCGACGGACAAGGCCCTGGAAGACATGCGGGCCGGGATTGCCCGGGTGGCGGATGCGGTGGACATGGTGGCCCGCGGGGCTGCTGCCCCGGATCGTTCCTCCCTTCCTTCCCCCTCCGCCCCCGGGAGCGGGAATGAATGGATGATGGCGCGGCTGGATCAGATTGCCGCGCTGCTGGCCAGGATGGACGCCACGCTGGCCAAGAGCCTGGCCGCATCCACCAGACCGGAGGGGACGCTGGATCAGGTGCGCAAAGGCATGGATGAATTATCCCGGGCGGTCAAGTCTGTTCCGGCGCTTCCCTCCGGAGGTGTGGGGGGACAAACGGGGGCCGTGCCCGCCTATCCGGAGACACAGGCGGCAACGCCTAATGACTGGACCGTGAAAATTGATGGACTGGATGCGCTGGGCGCGACGGTTCAGGGTGCGGACAAGACGGTAGGTCATGCTGCGGAAGCCGTCAAGCAACAGTCCGGATGGATAAAACACAGCATTGACTCCTTATCCAAATTCCCCGGACAAGTGCAGACCTGGGCGGGGAATAAAATGCAGGAGTGGCGCAAGTTCAACGGCGGCCTGCAAAACGCTGCTAATATCTTAAACCTCGGCAAACAAGCCTGGGAGTTGGGACAGGCTGCCGGAAATGCCCTGAATGATGCTTTTGACTTGGGGGGAAAGAAAGTTTCCGCCGCTCTGGCGGATAAGCTGGCAAAAGCAAAAGCTAAGGTAGAAGCCTGGCAGGCGGGTATGAGCGCGGAACTGGGGAGATTGAACCAGGAACAGGCGCTGAAGAAGGAACATGCCCTGGTCAAGCAGATCAACGACGCTTACGAGGCCCGTAAAAGAACGATCGAAGCCCTGGACGAAAAGGCAAGCCGGAATCTGGAAATGCAGGCCCAGCTGCTGGCCATCGAAAACGAAAAAAACCGGAGCGTCATCAGGCAAAAACAGATCCGCGGGGAAATGACGGAGAGCCAGGCCCAGGACGCCCTGGCGGCCATTGACGCCAAAGACGCCGGAGAACGCCGGGCCATTGAACGGCAACAGGCGGAAAACGCCGTGAAAAAAGCCGAAGCGCTGGCCGAAGCCAAGGCGGAGCAGATCAGGCGCATGCAGGAGCTTACCCAATCCAGCCCGGCAGCGGCGGGAGTGAAGAATTTTGACACGAAGGAATTTTATGAACAGGCCGACGCTTACAAAAATGCTGAAGCGGCCTTGAAGCAGTGGCAGGAGTTGGCCGCCCGGAAGAAAAAACTGGAAAAGGAAATCGCAGACGCGCCAAAAGAAATGACTAAAGCGGTCATGCTGGGCGGCGTGGGGGTGCCGCTGGTGGCCGGATTGGTACAAAAGAAAGCCCAGGACGAAGAAACCCTAAAGCACGTAACATCCCAGATGGACAGCATGCGGAAGGACGCCCGGATGCCGGAGGCTACTAACGGGGAAATGATGGCCCGCCTGATCGCCGACAAACAGCAGCAGGAAGCCGCGCTGAATAAAATGATGGAAGGCATCAGAAATACGGGGTTGCTGGGCGACGTGCGCGGCAAGTCCGGGGATGCCTTATATGTGGCTTATGCGGAGGTATTGAAAATTGCCAGAGAAGTAATCAAAAACAGAACAGCATCTTTGGCTGATTTGATCAAAGAACAAGAAGCTATGGATGAATCTGTAAAAGTGGCCAAAGAACGCCTGAATAATGTTCTGACCGTTCAAGGCGTTCAGGCAAAGGCAGATTCCGCCGTGCAGACGGAAACAAAAAAGACGGATGCCTGGCAGGATAACCAGCGGCGGGATGCTACGGTTTCCCGGACGGCGGCGGAGGCTCTATCCAAGGCCGCGGAAGCGCGCAGAAAAGAACTGGATGCCAGCAAAAAAAATATGGAGACCGCCGCAAAAACGCTGGATGCAAGCCTGGATTCCTTTTCCGGATTTGCAGACAAGCGTGCGGAGGGCAATGAAAAAGCCCAGGAGAACGTCACCAGGTTCCGGGACGCGATTGGCCGACTGCGGAATAAGGACCGGGAGTTATGGGACAAGCAGGACAAGGATGACGCCAAATGGGTGGGTGAATTCTTAAAAGCCCTGAAAGAAAAATTCGGCAATGCTTACAATTCCGACGCCGACCGGGGCATGGTGAAAGCCGCGGAACAGGCATGGAAGTCCATGAATGACATCCTGGCCGGGAAAAAGACCCAGGAAGGACAGGAGCAAAAAATCAAGGATCTGGAAGAAGCTGCCAGGAAAGCAACCGCCCTGCCTGAAGACATCCAGACCAAAAGCATGGCAGCAATGGAGCTGACGGAATGGATGCGAAAATACCGGGAGGGAGCTGTTCAGAAGGCGGGAGATCTGGCCGGAAGCTCCGACTATGAAATCCTCTACCAGGTGGAAGACGCCGTACGCCGGGCACTTCAAGACGGAAGGGTGGACAAGGGCGAACGTACCCAGCTGGCCAGCCAGCTGAAAATGCTTCTTGAAAACGACCGCGGCCAGGACGAAACGCCCGCGATTCACGGCATGGTGGAACTGGTGCGGGAGATATTAGGCAGGTATTCCAAGAGTCAGGAAACGGCGCGGAAGCTGAATGCAGAAGTGGCGGAATTGAAAAACCGCCTGAACAAGATTGATTCACAGCGTGGTTATGGATATTAGGACAGTAGAATTGACAGGACTGGCCAACCAGTCATGCAGCTGGCAATGGCAGAATTTTACGGCGGCCCAGGTGTCTTTCCAAATGGGGCGGGAAATGATGGATGCCGCCCCCTTCCAGTATCGGGAACACGTGCAGGTGACGTGGGACGGCGTGACGGTGCTGGAGGGCACCGTGCGCAAATGTGATGCCGCCTTGTCCGCATCCGGCTACGTGTGGCAGGTGGAAATTTGCGACCATTGGAAGCCGATGGAAGGCACGACGTTTTTCGGCTCCGGTATCGGGGCGGGCAGGATTGCTTTCTCCTTTGCGGAGTTTTCCGGACTATCCTCTGGAGCGTCGGTCAAACGGCGCATTAAGATAGCGGAAGCCCTCCGGACGGTGCTGGACAACGCCCGCAAACATGGGGCGCTGGTGACGGATTATGTGCTGGATGTGGATGATTCCGCTTGGATATGGGACACGGAGGTGGCCTGTGACAAACACGCCTCCCTGCTGCGAAAATTCCTAAGTGCGAGGCCCGGCATGGTGGCCTGGTTTGATTATTCCGGCAACGTCCCCGTGCTGCACATTGCAGACGGGAACCGCCTGGAGCCGGTGACGCTGGACCGGATCACGCACAGGCTTTCAAAAATCCAACTGACGGAACGGGTGGATCTGGTGCCCCCTGCTGTGGGAGTAGTGATGACGCGGGGCAAGTACACCACGTCCACGGTTGTCCATCCAGCCGGGGCGAACTTGCACCAGGAGGGCTGCACAATCGTGCAGATGTCCGACCCGCGGACGGGGGATGACCTGAATGAAACCACCGATGAGGCTGGCGTGGATGGCCCCCAATATAATTTTGCCAAGCCGGATGTGATGGTGCTGGGAAAAAAGATGCCGACCGGGCCGAAGGATGGACGGGAATGGTGGACAAAAAAGATTCCGGAACTGGCCAAGATCCCCGGGGCGAATTTCGGTTCAATTCAATGGGAGAAGCCCGCCGTAGAAGGCCAGACCGCCAGGAATTACAGCACGGAGGCCACCAAGTATGAACTTGTTTACGGATCTTTAAGCGAATCCTGCACAACCATCAAATGGTGTGAAGTGATCTTCAAGCAATATATTTACATAGATTCCCCACCGAAAAAGGGTTTTGAGCTGATTTTCCCGAGTAAAAAAACCGTGACGATTAACGGGGAGAAGGTGACGAGGTACTACAACTGGCTCACTTGGCGGGGCATCACGATAAACACCCGTAAACGGTATTACAAGGTGGATCGCAACGGCACCAGCGGCCCGGAAGACGGCTCCGAATTTCAGCCTCCGTCAGGAAACATCGGGAGCGACGAAACGCCTTGGCCGAATTACAAACCCGTGCTGGAAGCCTATTATCAGATGACCCGGGTAGCTCCCTGGGCCGGAAGCGTGGACGCCCTGACAGAGATCCGCCCGGATTTGCTGCTGGGCAGGCGCTTGTCAATTGCAGGCGCTAACCCGTCCTGGCTGGACATGCGGACAGTCATTCAGGGCGTCACGGTGGATTTATCCGCGGGCAACACGTATATTTCCACGGGCGTTCCCGACCATTTGAGCCTGCAAAGCATGATTGACCGCCAGCAGCAGCTTTACAACAACCAGGCCGCTATGAATGCTCGGGACAATCAGGATCAGGTGCAGAGCAATCCTTCCCTGACCCTGACCTATGATCCCAACGCCCGCATCAGTCCCAAGGCCCCAACCGTCAGCCCCCGCGGCGAGATTATTTGGTCATCCGCAACACCGGAACCGAACGACTACGGATTCCGCGTCCAATTAGAATACGACAAAAACGACCAGAAAACGGGAGCTACCATCACGCCCGGGAAAATTATGCTGAATGGCCGCGTGCTGGGAGATGCCCCGGCAAGCAAGGATTTGCCAATGATGGAAGGCGAAGTCTGGCTGAATTTGATTCTGAATGAAAGCGAGTCCATCACGAGCATGGCCGTCACTTCCTCCGCAGGGACGGTGGATCCCCTCATGCTTACATCCATAGACGGAGCAAAACCGTCCCGCTTGTTTTATTATTCCTTCCCCTTGGCCGTCATTAAGGGAGATGAGGTAATTCAGTATGCCCTGGGAACCATTCAGCTTCCTGTGGGGGGCGGCACGTATTATCCGTGGGGACCGTAGTTTTTATGATAAGAATTCACATATTCACGTATAAGGAAGACGCCCCGGAAGCTGTAGCGGCGGCCAGGTGCGCCCGGATGGCTTGCCCGTCTGCCCTGGTGCGGGTGCTGGATGATTGCCACGCCCCGGTGGATGCCGGGACGGTGGAGGCCCTGGAAGAGCTGGGAACCGTCTATGGCCAGACATCCTGGATGCGCGGCGGGAATTTGCGCGGTCCCGGTGCCATTGTGGGGGTTCTGCGTTCTATGGCGGCGGGGGCCTCCCCTGACGACATCCTGGTCAAACTGGATTCCGACACGGCGCTTTTAGATGGGGACTGGCTGCAATGGATGGCAACCCATCCGGAATGCCTGTGGTACTCTTCCGGGGACGATCGGCATTTAACCTATGGATGCTGCTATGCCGTGCGCGCCCATGTGGCCGTTCACCTGGCCGACATTCTTCAGGAACGCCATTTGCCGGATTCCGCCCCGGAAGATTTAACGTATGCCCTGGCCATGATTGAAGAGTACGGACGGGAGGCATGCCGTATTGAAGCGCCCTGGCGGCGCGGGGAAACGGAGAATTCCCGCTGGTCCTGCTGGTGCTGGCACAGTTCTTCAGCTACTCCCGACTTATACGCCCGGATGTTCCGGATGGTGACAACGGGCAATCCCCGGCCTTATGGAGTGCCGCGCGAGCGAAGAGCGGAAGTCATGCACTCCCTTTGCGACGCAAAAATAAAACTGATGGCAACGGCGGCAATGACCCCGGGTCAAGGTACGGATCGACCTTCCTTCCGGTGAGTTTTTTATAGCAAATTCGGGGATAAAAGTCACGCGAATTCACCCGTTTTCAAGCGTTTTTTTAACCCCTTTTCAGGCTTCCGGAAAGGGGGGGTTTTGGAGCCGCAAAGGGTGAAATATCGCAACAACCTGTCCCACATATCGCAACTATTTTGCGCCGTTACACGGGATGTTGGCCCCATGACCACGACGGAAAGCGTGGAATATGACAGGCTTGGCCGAACCGTCAGGCGGACGGACAAGCTGGGACGCGTAACGACAACGTCTTACAGCGGAGATGG